TGTACATGTTCTAGTAATGGGTAGCGAAAAAATGTACCAATAGCGTAGGTTAATGCTTGTTGTCCATGTGCTATTTCATTACCGAACTTTTTACCTGTTTTATGGTCTATTACACGAGCTGATGTTTCTGTTTCATGTACGATTGCATCTAACTTTACACGTGCCCAAGTATCAGGTGCCATCCAACCTGTAGCATTCCAATCTAAAGTAAAGCCCCACTCGCCTTCTACTTCTACTTTACCTTCTACAAATAAATCCCGGAGCTCTTGGAATTGTGAAGTAAATTTTTTTAATTCATCAGGAAGATCACCTATTTTGGTTTGCACATAATCTTCCGCAAGCTGGTGAATACGTGAACCACGTTCTGCTGCGGGACCTGCTTCTTCATAAACTTTTTTGACTTTAGATATATAAGTTCTATAAGGACAGGTTTCAAAGACTTTAAGACCTGAGTATGACCATGCAGGTACAAGGCCCAGCTCATCAGGCTTTGTAAACGCTTCAATTATGTCAGGTCTTTTATCCGACGTTAATTTAGGCGGTGTTGAGGAGGGATTGGTCATTCGAATCGAAGTAATCCTTAATTAAGTTATCTTTAATATCTTCCGTTATTATCCATGTTATTACAACTCCCCTGGGGGCTGAAGCTGTTCTGTCGGTACCGATTCTCTTCCGACTTGGTTTTATATTAAGCCTTGACATAGCTTTTGTAAAGTCTCGCACAGACATTTTATTTTTGCTGTCTGTAAGTATGTCATACACTAATTTTAGATGAGCCATAGGTATAACTAGTTCTTCATTAGCAGTAGCTATCCAATTTTTTACATATCTTTGTGCTGTACTTATACCACCAGCGTCGAAGGCGTTTGTAAGTGGTATATCTAATATGTCAGTAAAGAAAGGTAAATCTCCTGTTTTTATTGCAGTCGCAAATTCTTCTAGTACAGACATACTTACTTGACGCATCTCATCTTTAGCAGTGTTCTCAAGCACTGTATGAGCCATGCGCTCATTAACTTGAAATGATTTTAAAGCACCTGCAAATACATATAGTTCAGTTTGCAGCTCTGTAATGTTTGACAATAGTTCAGGATAAACCTCTTCTAACTTACGTTCTTGTCTGGGACCTACGTTGTAACGTCTATCGCCTTCTTCGATTTTAACTGCATCGGCTCGGTTAGTTAGGAATATAAAGTTACAAAAACTGGGCAGCTCGATCTGGTTTGTACGCATTGCACGAATAGTAAGATTTGGTTCTGTAATTTGATGTTTAAGTTTGTCAGCCATTTTACCTATATTGCCTGAGTCACCCATGCGGAACTCATCTACTGCAAGGAATAAAGCTGTACGCATGTATAAGTTAAATTGTTCTTCTATATTTTCTAATGAACGCATAGGAACTTGTGCTTCACCAAAGAGTGGTTTTAATACTTTATGGATAAACAAACCTTTACCAGTACCTGGGACTCCTGTAAGAATCCATGCAGTCATTGCTTTGTTTTTGTTTTGGTATATATAAGCTAACCAATTGACAAAGTGTTCAAGCTCAGCTGCACCGCCGCCAAGTATGTGTGATATTAGTTTATAAATATTTGGAGTTAGTTGATGTAAATTTATTGCAGTACCATACTCTAGTGCTTCTTCTGGGGTTTGTGCTGCGAGCATATATTCGCTTTGACGGTACATGTTTACGTAATAAGGTACTTCTTTAAGGTTGATGCCCGTATCGTTGGAGGGGTCGAAAACAACACGGGCATCAGGTACAAAGTCGGGGAAAGGTCTATTATGACTTTTCATAAAACCTTCTAAACTAGTTTTGTTTGTAGGCGTGAGTGGAAACGCATCGTTGAACTGTTGTAGTTTAGTATCAAACAAACCGTTGTAATATGTGTCAGTAAAGAAATCACGAAGTACAACTGGTTTTAGATTTTTCTCTTTACTTATTTTGTCTTCAAATTTTTCAAATATCCAACGATAGAACTCAGGGTCAGCTTTTTCTATTTCCCATATTGGTTCACCTTTGAAGTTATACATGTAATGCGGGTTGGTTAATAAAAAGTAATAACCCCCACTGTCGCCTCCATTTATATTACAGTTTACATACGGGTCGCTTATCCTGCTAACTTGTATTGTCATTTTGTCGGGGTTATCTAAGAGTTCTACATACTCATCTCCGACAGTTAGGTTTTGTGTTTTACTTGTTTTCTTTGGTAAGCCAGCTTCTTTACGTAAGTTATTTTTTATTTGTATGCTGAGATGACTTAAACGTTCTCTGTTAACTTCTCTTACTAATGGAAATATATCTATGGTTGATGTACCACGGTCAATCTTTACAAACCTCGATCCAGAGCACGGGTCTTGTACGTTAGTAAATTTAGGTGGTGCTATATAAATAAGTTTTGAATTATCAGCTACAGATATATCAATTGGATAAGTTAATGATTGTCCATTAGAAGATAATTTAAGTTGTTCGGCTAATACAGGTATAGAAAAGTTTAATGACCTAAACCATTCTTTTAATGCACGCGGATAAACAGGACGGTCTAGTAAGAAAAATAAGTGCATTGATATAGTGTTACTTTTACATCCCAGAGAGGCCGAAGCCTGTGCAACATAGCTTACATCGTGGAATTCTGATGGTAAATAATGTACAAATTGTTTAGCAATAGTTTTTATATCGTCTTCTTCTATTACATTTGGAACGCTGGTATTGGGTAATTGTATACCGTCTAAATCAAACACAATGTAGTCCGTTGGAGCATTTCTATCGGCTACACCTGCTCTGGGGGAGTTCTTTAATTTTTTAGTTAGTAAACCTTTATGCAAACAATGGCCTGCTGCAGCATGTTGTGTAAGTGTTGTAAACAACTCATCACAGTTTTCCACCGTCTCAGTGTGAGACGTAAAGTTTTTTACTAATGGATAGGGCGTAACACCCTCAGTTGAAATTTCTTTTACTAATTTTTGTTTAGAGCTTAAAAATATAAGTTCCATTATTCCCTCCTAGAAGATATTACATCATAACTTTTCTTGATATATTTCTTCTCTATCAATTTTAATTTCTGGTTCAGCTTCAAAAGCTAACTTAACTTGTTTGTTTCCTAATCCTGTAATTGTGCAGACAGCAAGAATATGTCCACCTAAATGTAGCACAATTTTTTCTCCCTTCCTCCTGGTTAGTATTAAATTGTTCACAACTCATTTGATTATTTAGAATACGAAATATCATACCCTCCTTCAGCATCTAATGGAAGGTCTTTACACCAATCGGGTGGAGTTTTCATTACTTCCAGAATACGATTCATATGTGTATCACAATTTGTATTTGGTCCCTTTAGTATTAATTCGTCATGTACAGTTAATACAACATCCAGCTCGGGCTCTTGTTGTAGGATTAACATTTGTTCGGTTAACACAATTCTTGCAAGCGCCTGGACAATGTTTTCTGTTAACTTTGGACCATACAGGCGTTCGGAGCGTTTGTATGACATGTACATAAACTGACCGTCTCTGGGGCTGTATGTAAGTGTTGGGTATTTAAGAGCCATACCATTTGGCAAACCTAGTTGGTGAAGTCCCACGGTCAATGGTCCATAAGTTGTACCAGACTGTGCTTGATTTAACATTGCATAAAGTAATTGTTTACACTGATTCCAGAGACCGGGAATGTTTGGGTAAAAAGATCGGTATTGATTTACAATTGTTTTTGCTGCTGTGTCACTTACATCTACAGATGGTGATCCAGTAGAAAGTGTGTATTTAAATTTATCAGCACCCATACCATAACCAAGACCCAAGACTGCTGTTTTGCCTACATAACGTTCAAGTTTGTTGGCTTTAGTAATTGGTCGGTTATATATCTGAGATGCAAACTCACTGTATACATCCCCGCCAGCTGCAAAAGTGTTTAGTAAGTAAGGTTCGTTGGCTAACCACGCAAGCATTCTGGCTTCTATGTTTGCTAAGTCACATACATACAGCAGCTCGCCTGCTGGAGCTTGTATTGCACGTCTTAACGCACTGTTTCTGGGTAAGTTTTGTAAGTTAACTTTTTCTGTACCACCGAACCTACCTGTATGAGCGGCGTAGTATTTGAGTGGTGCAGAAAAACTGCCATCTTTATTGATAGCACGTAGAAATCTATCGGCTCTAGTTTCTTCGATGCGTGATTTTACTGCGGTTCTGCCGTCCCAGATGTGTTGGTGTTCGGGGTACATTGCACACATCTGTATGTAGCCGGAGTCTGCTTTACCTAGCGCGGGAATCATCTTACCTGTGCGTGGTGATTTTTTAGTTGGTACTACAATCTCCAGCTCTTTTTCGATGTATTGTGCAAACTTTGGATTAGAACTAAGTATGTCTCGGTCAACACCTGAATTACGTACTGCATCATCTCCTGCTTTTTTGTGTTTGTCACGGTGGTCAATACAAACGTCAGGGTCAAGAACTAATTTAGGCTCAACATACATACGAGTTGTTAGGTCTATCAGATCAAGTTCGTTTTTAGGATATTGTGAACACATTTTTTGCCAGGCTGCGTATGTAAGTTCACAGTCTTGTATACAATAACCACCTATTTCGGCATCAAGCTTTGGAGTTAAGTCACGTATACCTTTTGCATTAACAAGCTCGACTCCTTTACGCATACTTACATCATTGGGCCAGAGGCGTTCTGCGAGTGCAGACAAGCTAGCACTTTGTGAAGGGTACAAACCACGACTCATCGCAGCTGTATCGTAGTAATAACCTACATTACTAATTCCATATACCTGGGAAAGTATGTATGCATCAAAAGGAGTGTTTTGACACACAAGAGCTACATCCTCCCAGTCGTACGTAGCAAATTCCGCTTCGATTTCATCGGGTTGTAACCACACAGTTTCTTGGTCTTCAACTTTTATGCCTACGCCCCACACTTTAAAATCAGAGTGGTTGACATACTCAGGTGTTGTTAGCTTTGTCAAGGAAAAATGAACATCATAATATGTTTCAAAATCGAGTGTTATTGTTATCATTAGGTAGTCCTTTATTTGTTGTTGCACACGACAGGAATTCGCGTCGATGAATAAAAATTGATGTAAAAATAGTGTTGCACAAGCGCTCCTTTGCTCCGGGGGTGGAAGTTAAATATCGCCGAACATCATGTCAATCAATGTTCGTCTTCTATGAGGGCTGGGGATATCGTCTATAAGAATGTTAGTTCCAGCTTTGTAAACTTGTTTTCGTCCATCATTGTAGACAATTGTGCGAATACCATTGTTTGTATGCCAATAGTATATTTGTTTACGCCACTCTTCTAATTCAAGCAATGCACGCTGTTTCTCTACTTCGCTAGTAAACTGAGTCATACTGGTGAATCGTTAAACTCTGAATCAAGATAAAAAGTAATGACACTGTCCCAACTAAATACATTAGGATTTGTAAGACCTGTTTCAATTAAACAGTGTCTACACATTTCATCAACAAGCAGTTGACGTTCGTCTATACCATGATGTGATTTTAATTTTGCATCTAGTAAAACTTCAGCCCAGTTTTCTTGAGCTTTGTGATAAGACGCATCTATGATGTCTCCGTATTCGTCTATAGCATTTTGTATAGCCTCTTTAACTCTTCCCATATTTAACTCCTATAATTAATATCATACCTGAATCCTTGTGACTTCACCAAATGGCACGTCATCTACATCTGTAGTTGATATCCATAGAACTGGATAAGGTGGTTGCTCACCCCAGTCACATGGATATAAGTCTGTAAGATAAATACAAGCTTTTGGATTTAGATGATTCTCTTCGATGTATTCCCATACAGGAGCAAAGTCAGTACCACCTCTACCTTTGAACTCTACTTTGAGTGGCAGGCTTTCGCGTGTATAAGTGTCGTGCTGATTTATAGCGGTGTCACACTGTAAAAACTCTATCTTTTCTGGGTCCATAGAAGCTAGTATTGCACTAGTTTCTGAAGCAAATATTTGTAACTCTTCGTCAGTAATAGAACCAGATGTATCTACTGCAACTACAATAGATTCTAATCGTTCGCTGTAAAGACTAGGTAGATACATGTCTTGACCCAGGAAACGTTTGTTTGGTTTAACCCATGAGTAATCGTTTTTAGCAGTGCTTGTAAGAAACTTTGTAAGTACTGCTTTCCAGTTAACTTTAGGCTTAACTATTTCATCAATAACTTTAGATAAACCACCAGGTAACTTACCAGCCATTTTAGCTGCCTCATAAGCTTGGTTGATATCGATGGTCCATTTTTGTTGTTCCTTGGTCGATGATCCATTAGATGGTGTACCATCTCTCACTGCACCCGAACCACCGAAGTCTTCAGGTAAGTCGTCCCAAGGTATTGAATTACCATCTTCATCTTCTGGTTCTGGTAATAAATTGTACACATGCTCAGTGGTCATCCCTTTGTATTGCTCATCAATTAATGCACCGTCAGGTAATACCATTCTGCAGTCATGTACCAAGTTGTAGTTAATGACATAGTCTGCTGCTACATTCCACTTTTTAGGATGACGTTGTTCTCTACGAAATATATGCATATAAACAATATGCATTATCTCGTGTGCGATAAAACCCACTTGTTGTTGTGAGCTAAGTTTTTCAAACCATTTAGGATTGTAGCCAAGCACTTTACCGTCTGTATAACCGCTTGGTTGTGATGGGTCTTCTTTTGGTAAAAGCTTAAGAGCTAACGTACCAAAAAATGGATTGTCTAGTAAAAGCCTAGACCTAGCTTTTGTGAATGAATTACTCATTGTTTTTTCCTTGCACGTCTTTCACGTGCTTTTTTGTTGTTATGATCTCTAACTAACTGGTTCTCTTCTGCAAAACTGTCAAACAATTCTTGATGCACAAGTTTTTTATCTTCTGCAGATAACTTTGTCAGCACAATAAGGTCTGACTTTTTTACCATATATTGTGCATGGTACATTTTGTCTTTCATTGTTTTTACATAAGTCCAGTCGACTGTACCATGATTGGTAGAGTCGAACTGGAATGTAGGAATGTTAGTCATCACCAATTAACGCATTGGTTAGAATAACTGAATTAAGATCGGTTTCATTAAGTTCGATCTCAGCACGTTGCTCAGCTTGTTTCTTTTTACGTTGAACCTTTTCGTTCACACGTTGTAAAACCCAAGCACCTTCGCTAGTACCAGCGATAAGTTTCTCCAATGCAGGCCATGCTTTGAGAGCTTGATTTACAGTTGTAAAGTTTTCAATAGTGTTTTTAACTTTAGCTCTGTAATCTGCTCTTCTTGTGCTGACGTCTTCATTGTGATTTTTAACTTCTCTGATTTTTTCAGCATTTTCAGAGTCATGAGGAATGTGAAAAGAAATATGGTTATAGTTGTAACTATTTCCACCACCTCTTGGAAATGGACGTTCAGCTGACATTTTTAGTTGAGATGTTGAACTATAAGTTTGATCTTGGTCACTAACGTCACTAGGTATTACAAAACCTACTGATATCTCTGACATGTTTTCAAAACTCATAAAGTTTTTTACATGTGGATATTTGATCATTAAGCTTTGTACTGAATCAACAACTGGTTGTGCATATTCTGCATAAACTGCATCACCAACATCCAAAGGTATTTCCTTTTCTTTGTTAACATTTTGAAACTGATGCTCAGCCTCATCTAGTATTGCATATTTGAGTTTGTCACTCATTCTTACTGTTGCCATTAGATTATCTCCGTTGCATTTTTAGCTAACCACGACTGATATGCGGATGTCGAAGCTAGATTAGGGTTACGAGAAAGTGCATCACGCATAAGCACTACTTGAAACTCAGGTTCCATACGATTTGCATATTGGCAAACCTTGTCAAAGTTTTCATCTGTTGATCTGGCTGCTACAGCACCTGCTATAGCGTACATGATCGCAGGTTCATCTTTAGGAACTTTTGCTGCATTTGGTTGTCTAATCAACTGATCAATGTCAGGCATCTTATCTCTGTTAAGTTTGAATGTTACAAACTCGCCTGCAGGACCTTGACCGATTAGTGATGACACACCATGAAAGAAACGATCGCTTTCTGTGTTGTCATTGAATTGCAGCTTTTTGTTAAGTATTTCCCAACTTCTTGGTGTAGGAAATGCTGTGTCAGCACTGTCGAAATTGAATAACAAGTTAGGTCTGAACCGTATAAATGATGTAATAAGGTCAGTTATATTGTTTTGTGCGGCCCAGTCACACCAGTCATCTAAGTTAACGTCTAGATGATATTGCAAGAACCTGTTTTTCATAGGTGCTGGCATGTCATATACAGCTGCCATATCAGACAATCTGTTGCCTGCACCGATACAACACCAGCCTTCCGGCAATGTATAGTCACCTACTTTGCCATCAAGAACTAATTGCAAGAAAGCGTTTTGTGTAGCTTGTGGTGCAGTAGTCAGTTCGTCAAGAAAGAAGATACCTTCAGGTGAGTCTCTGTGATCATAAGGGAATATACTTGGTGGAGCCCAGTAGGTCATGTGTGTACCCTCGACTGCATCGTGGAATGGTATACCACGCACATCGACAGGGTCGAACAAGTTACTACGAAAGTCCATAAGTGATCTGTTAAGTTGTTGTGCAACAGCTTTAACAATTTGTGATTTACCTACACCTGGGGGGCCCCAGATAAATGTAGAAATACCAGCACGGGTATTATCTATAATCTCAGGGATCAGGTCTTTGGGTCTAATCGGGGGGATATTCATTTCATTAGCCATAATTTACTCCTATTTTTTAGCTATAGTTATTACATAAGAATAACATCGCAGGGATGTTAACATACAAGTGCGACATATAGTGTCGCAGGGTTGTAATGCACAGTTAGGGGTTGGTTTTTTCGGGTCTGTGCTTAAGTGTATAAATTCAGCAGACCACTACCTATGTATCAGACCTAAGGTTGTTCCAGTTTTAATTAAAAAACTCAGCTGTTAATGCAACTCCTCGCCATGCGTGATATATCATTACAATGCAGGCTTTCAGTGGTCGTTTCATTAACTGCACATTACGGGAACTGGTGAGGTATGTAGCGACTGTATCTGGCGGTGAACGCCCGTGTAACTTGTGTTCACTTCACTGCAGCTGGTACGCGGTTGTTGTCCAATACATACCTCGGAAACTGGTGAAATACACAACATTTACGGTATCAAGTTACTGAAACTCGGATGTTTTATTTCAGATTCGCGCGCCAAGAAAACGGTCGTGTCTGTTGTGTATTTCGGAAACTGGTGTGTAGCTAGGGTAAAGAGTTCGCAGTTTTATCTTTACTTTTTTCTGCAGTCGAACACCTAGCTACACGGGAAATTGTAGTTCGTTTCGACCTTCTTGGGTGAACTATTCCCTCAATGACTGAACAAAACCACTAATGATAAAAAACAGTGGGTCTATACAGCTAAGCATTCTTTTTGGTTGCATATATTTATGCAGAATTGCGTCACTTAGCTATGTTCTTTTACCACCAACAACTATAGTAAGGTGTTTTACCTTCATCTAGCCATTTGAGTGCTTTAGCACAAAATTCTAGGTCCTGGTCTCTGTATTCTTTTGCAGATACATCTTGAAACTCATGACCAAAAAACATACCACCTTCTGATTCTGGCAACTCTTCACCTTTAACAGCAGCTTGTAAAGCTAGTATATCTTCTCTATCAAGTGGCATATTTTGGCAATTGAATGTTTCAGTGTTTTTATATTTTTTGTACCACAAAATTTCCATAAACTCTTGCAGCTTTGCATGTTTACGCCAGTCAAACTCACCAACAGCAAAATTATCATCATCATTCATTAGTTTTGAATGCAGTTCTTGCTGTTTAGTTGGTGTTTCTAACCAACCACCATATTGATCTAATCCCATAATTTACTCCTTATTAATTACATTTTACAGCACATCGCAGGGCCTGGCGTGCTTGCGGGTGGTAGCTCCAACAAACCCTCGCTACCGAAAGGTCCTGAACCATATTGCGTTGTTGGTCGCTTAAGAAATAGTGCACGATTAAAGCCTAACTTATAAATCTATAGGATAAGTTACTTCAATCGTGCGCTGCTTACCTACGCCTACGCCGACAATGCGTGACTGGCTTGCATAAAAAAAGCCCAGCAAGGATGGGTGACCTTACTGGGCAATTTCTAGCTTATTTGCTCATAGGAGAAGATATAAATAAGCGAAATTCTCTTCTCCTTTTGCTCCGGGGGAGTTCTTAGCAGTTGTCAACAGCGATATCAGTTGAACCACTTGCTTCAGCTGCCATTGTTTTTGCAGCAGTTGAAACCTTGTGCTTGTTGGTGTTCCATGCTGCCAATCTTTGCAGTCTGTTCTCGACTGCTTGTGCAACATAGTCACGATTGAGCTTGTAAACACCAGGAAGACCAAAACGATCGAAACAAGCGGCTGAAGCATCACGCAACAGTCTAGCTTTGTAACCGAGGTCAACCATTTTTTGCTCACGCTCAAGCAACCAATCAGGCATGTCGTCTGCTTTCGCTACAGATGAGGAAGAGTTGATGTAGTCGTGTATACAACTAACGAACTCAGCCCATGTTGTAGTAGCCTCACGCATCATCTGGATGCCTGTTGTTGGTCCGTCAACATTGAGTCTAGCTTCGGTGCCAGCGATAACTTTTTCTAGGTCTTCAGAGAAGGCACTAGATACATTATCAGGTACCGATGAATCATGCTTAGTATCGAAATGAGTCATGATTCTTTCGATGGCCGATGGTTGAGGTTCCAACTCATCTTTGTCGTTGACTCTGTAATCAACTAGTAGATACGCAGGATAAAGAGAACCTCTACTTGTTCTCGCTTCAGCACCCTCAGGGTCAGCAAGCGTATCATCATTGAAAGCATCTTTATCAGTTGTTTCAGGTGGTAGTAACTCTTTAGTTTCTACATCAGAAGGATCGAAGTGATCCACGTTTTTAGCTTTAGATTTAGCCATAATATACTCCTTGTATATAGTTATATAATGAGACAATTCCCATTACACAAATCAACAAATACCAATTTTGCACCAGCAAAATTGTATCGAGCAACGCATGATGGAAAGGAGCTCCCATCACGCACTGCTCTAAGCTTTGGTTATCTTTAAGTTGTATGCCTGTTTTGTGACGGCTAGCGTGAAAGCGGGCTAACCAATTTTTAACATACAACCTACAAAGCCTACCCAAAAACACATCGTAGGGCTGACCAGCATAAAAAAAGCCCAACCAAACCGAAGTCTGATTGGGCTTATGCTTACCATGCATTTGGATATTTAAGTTTGTCTCTGTGTTTACGGCGTTGATATTCATATATTCTACGTTGAGCTCGTGCATGGTTGAGCTTTTTCTTGTCGGTGTTGCTGAGCACCAACCCATGTTTTACAGCCATTGCGTTAAAGTCAAAGTCCATTGTCCATCTCCTCTAAAAGTTGTTCTAATTCAAGTAATTCTTTTTCGGTGAATTCATAGTCTTCTATAAAAGCATAAAATCCACCGAGAATAAGCAATAGTATTAGTTCCATTATGAATTCAAACTCCTTAGATGCTCTTCAAAGCGTTTATCTTCCATAACATCGACAAAGTCATTGAACTCTTTGTCAGCTGCATCGTTGTACAGAGCTTCGATAACACGATAGCTTCGTAACATACGTTGTGCAGACTTTCTCTCTTCGTTTGAAGCACCACATTCAAACTCACCACCCCAGCATTTGCATGTGCCGTGGATGTTGTGTTCAGCGTAACCATAATTATCTCTAAGGATAAGGTGATGCCATATTTGTATGTACTTACGTTGTAGGTACGTTTTTATTGTATTTATCATTGTTTTACTCCTTTTTTTGTTGAATTGCATGATAATAAATGAGCTATATAACTCACCAATCAACAAACACCAAACCACTGCCAGGTGGTTTGGACGTGAATATCGTGCGTTTGGTGGTACACAGTGGTACACACTTAAGTTGTTGATTATGTTGAATAAATGGTGATATACGTAGGTTTTGTGTACCACGTAAAAATGAGGCTAGTGGTACACACGTAAGTTATTGATTCTATTACATATATCCATGGTCTATGGTCCATGTGTACCAGATGTACCAGTAAATTTAGAAATTAACATGATAAATAACATATATTCATGAACGATGGTCCATAAAAATAAGGCTAGTTTTGGTGGTACACGTGGTACACACGGTACACATCCCAGAAAAGCCTTTGAAATCAAGGGTTTAGCTGTGTACCACTTGCGTGGCGGTAGCCGGTACACACCGGTACACAGGGGGCTCTTGGACGTTGTGCTTTTTCTATGGAAAAAGGTCCAAGTACTCCGTACGGTCCACATCAGCAAGCTGATGATAGTAGTAAATAGTTGCACACCGGCGTAAGCACGCACACCGGCGTAAGTATTCTCTCCCATAAAAAAAGGGAGAGCCACACGAAGTGACTCTCCCGAGTGTTAACAGAACATCTCATAGCACCAGAAACCATATGGGATTTCCAATGCTCTGAGGGTTAATAATATAAGGACTAAAATGCAGGTAAGCTTAAGTCCAAATGCTATTTCTTCATCCTTCATCTTTAAAAAGCTTGAACCACACCCATACACAGGCAGCTAAAAAGCCGATAATGTATAGATTGAGGAAGAATAAAAACACACTAGCTAAGAATTCTAACATTCTACATCTCCTTTATTAGCGAAATCTCTCATTGATGATTGATTAGGCTCAAAAACAGGCTCCTCCTGAACCTGCTCTCGATTATTTACCTCTTCCTTCACATCCTTTATGAAAGAACTCATGGTGTTAGCTATGCGCTTACTCGCGACTACAGTGATTGCAGCAGCGGATATAGTGCTTCTAACTATCTTTGTAGTAGTTTTACTCATATAGCAACCTCCATGTCGGCATCTTTACCGTTAGCTACTTTCTTTTTAAGAACGTCTGCTGGATTTGATTTAGCCTCAACAACCTTTTCTTTATTGATAGGAAAGGACTTAAGACGATTTGGTCTCATGACAAGACGTTCGTTACCATTATGGTCTAGCTCAGTGACTAGCTCTTCTTGAGGTTTTTTGTATAGCACTATATCCATACCATCACCTTTAGAATGTGGCCATGCCTCACCAACTATTGTAGTAAGTTCTTTGACCGCGCCATTTTCATCAGTGTAAGAGCCGATGACCTCTCTAATTATGTGCTTTACTTTAGACATAATATTATCTCCATCCTCTATTAATATAAGTAAGTATGACCGAGGAAATTAATCATACTCATAACTCAACCAATACCTAGCGAACGCCAGAGAGATAGTTGATTTTGAAAATCGAAACAAGGTTCCAACGATCTGAATGGATTTAGGAAACCGAAAAACGGAAAAAGGGGGAAGGGCTGGCAAATAGACGCACGGGGGAAACACTGCATGAGCGATATATTTATATATTTTTATAAAAAATTTCTATAAAAAAATTTTTGTGTTAGAGTCTCGCAATGGAGACACGGAAGTGCGGTAATTGCAAACACCAAAAACCTATGGACGAGTTTGAAGTCCTTAATGGAAAATGGAAAAGATCAATTTGCAAAAGATGCCGAACAACAGAACAAAATAAAAATAGAAGTGCAAGTCCACAAGCGTACTTGTCCCATCTGTGTACTCAATTGAAATACTCAAGAAACAAGAAAAATCCAGAAATGGAATGGGCCATCGACCCTGGAGATTTAATCAAGGTATGGGACAGTCAACAAGGGAGATGTGCTATCAGTGGTGTACACATGACACATGTTAAAGACGGTACAGGTGTGCACGATTTTAATGTATCAATAGACCGAATAAATCCAGACTTACATTACTTACCAGATAATATCCAGCTTGTGTGTCACCGAATTAATACAATGAAACATAATTTACCCGAAGATCGATTTTTCTGGTGGATTAAGAATATAGTGACGACTAAGGAAATTTTTTGATAAGATGCGAATATGTCAGATAGTGAAAGAGCTGAGCTTCAGTCACATTATCCCTATATGGGAGTCAAACTAAACGAATTAAGCGTACAAGAAGAACGTTTAATTTTAATGTACCTTCGCGGTATGACTAAAGCTGCCGCGGGAAGAGCTGCGGGTTATCAAGATATGGACACTGTCTACGACATTTTTAAAAAACCTAAGATAATACAAGCAGTAAATTATCTAAGAGAAGAATCTAGGAAAGAATTTAACTTCGACAGAAATACAGCGACAAGTATGTATTTAGAAGCGCACCGAAAATCAGCAAATGCTACAGAGGAGAAGAACGTAGTAGATGCCTTGTGTAAATTACATGGGTTATTCCAGCCTGAGAATGCTACACAAATTAATATTATTAATGGTGAGAAAGTAGAGCGTATGGAACACCTATCTGATGAAGAACTTTTGAAGTTGGCTGGTGACGATGTTAAATATCTTGAGCCTGGAAAGTAATGTTAGATGTAGTTAAAAAAGCTATTTTAGATTTGCGGGATGATATAGAAACCCCACAATTCCAAGCTCGTATAGATAACCCTAAAGACTACCCTGTTTTAACAAGCCCTGAAGGTAAAATGATGACGCATAGAATGGCGGATAGTGGAAACATTGCTTACCCTATGATTCAGTTACAAGAAGATGGTACTTTAAAAGATTATGGGGATAACTTTGTAGGAGCTAAACAAGCTGCTTTGGCTACGGGTAATTACAGAAAGTTTGATACAGAAAAGGAAGCACAAGAATATGCAAAGGGTGGTTACAAAACTGAAGAGTTAAAACAGTTTGGTGAGAACCCACCTTTCGCAGTTCAAGGTTATCAACAAGCTGTCCCTGAATATTATTTTGAACCTGGACTACAAAACACCGCACCCGTTATCGAAGCTACCTTAGGTGGTCTAGGTAGATTTGTAACAAGCGCTATAGGGAGAAGTAAAGTTTTCTCTGATCAGGTTGTGGATAGGTTTACTAGAATGACTACACCTAAAACAACGTACCATGGTGGACCGTCAGGAATTGGTACTTTTAGAACTCCTTATGATCGTGCTATGCAAGGTCAAACTATAAAAGAAGGTCAGATAACTTCATTCGGAGACCGTCCTAAAAAACTTGAATCTGACAAATATAACGTAGGGAATGAAAAAACACCCTATACTCCGTTTCAAGCAGGTCTTTTTTCTGGGGACAAAACGCTTGCGAATTCTTATGCTCGTGAAGGTGGGAGCTTTTATGAAATAGATATAACAAGTGCTAAAAAAATTTATGATACTAAAAAACCTTCAAAGTTTATGAAGGGTGAATTAGATAAAGAAATAGAACTAGCAACAAAAACTAAAGATTTTAATAAAGTATCACAACTAAAAACATTAAAAAGTTATGTGGGTAGTAAGGAACAGATTACTAGAGTTACTCCTGCGCAAAGAGATTTTTTAGAAAAATATGACTATGATGCGCTAAAAACACCTCAATATACAGGTGGAAAATATGCCGATAAGCAAGACCCAGTGGTTATTTTGCTTAGACCGGAAAAAATCAAAACTAAAGACCTTGGTAAAGAAGGTTATTCAAAAGTTTCTCGAGCTCAAGCAGAAGGTAAAGCTTTTAGAAAAGACTTAGCCAAAAAAACAGGTGCAGCTATTGGAGCGACAGCCTTAGCAGGTGGAGTTCTTGGATCACAGTATGGAAAAGGGTTTAATTAATGAGCACAATACCTAAAGTTGAATGTCCTCGTTGTAAAAAATTACAACCTCAAACATTGTTCTCTCAGGAACATGGTCTATGTGTATATTGCCGAGCCGATGACGCTGAGCGAATTGCCCCGAACCCTGATCCAACTCCACAAGAAGAACTTCAAGAGGAAGAAGCCTCATCATTAAAGGCACAGAAAGAATTAGCCAAAAGAGTACTTTCACGAAAAAGACTCCTGCCGTTTGTAGAGAGATTTAATCCTGACTATTCTGCTGGCTGGGTACACAAAGACATTTGCAAACGCCTCGAAAAGTTTAGTCAAGATGTAGTAGATCGGAAGTCTCCTAGGTTAATGTTGTTTATGCCACCACGACATGGAAAATCAACATTAGCTAGTATTGCTTATCCAGCGTGGCACTTAGGCAGAAATCCAAAACATGAATTTATAAGTTGCTCATACTCTGGATCGTTAGCGATGTCTTTCAGTAGAAAGGTCCGTCATTTACTGCGGGAGCCATTATATAAGAACGTGTTTACGGATGCAAAATTAGACCCATCTTCACAGTCTGTTGAAGCATGGTTGACTACCAAAGGTGGTGGTTATGTAGCAGCTGGTGTTGGTGGTGGTATTACAGGTAAAGGTGCACACGTACTTGTAATCGATGACCCTGTAAAAAACAGAGAAGATGCAGAGTCGGATTACAACCGAGACAATGTCTGGGATTGGTACACCTCAACAGCGTATACACGTCTTGCTCCAGGCGGAGGCATACTTGTAATTTTAACAAGATGGCATGATGACGATTTAGCTGGACGTTTACTTCGTGGAGCTGCAGACGGTGGTGATGAATGGGAAGTAGTTAAATATCCAGCGATAGCAGAAGCGGACGAAGAGTACAGAAAGATGGGCGATGCTCTTCATGAAGATAGATATAATTTAGAATCATTAGAAAAAATCCAGCGAGCCGTTGGCCCTCGAGATTGGTCAGCGCTATATCAACAGAACCCAGTGTCCGATGAAGGTGATTACTTTACAAGAGACATGATCAGGTATTACGACCCAGCCGATATAGATTTTAGTAGGATGAAATTTTACTGTGCATGGGACTTAGCTATAGGACAAAGAGACAGAAATGACTATTCAGTTGGATTAGTTGTAGGTGTAGATGAGTACGATAATTTGTATGTGGTTGATTGTGTACGAGGTAAGTTTGATGGTTTTGAAATTGTTGAACGAATTTTAGACTTGTATGAACAGTGGAGACCAAGCATAATTGGTATTGAGAAAGGTCATATAGAGATGGCACTCGGTCCGTTCTTGGAAAAAAGGGTAAGAGAGCGTAAACTATATGAAGCTTATTTTAAAGATTTGAAACCGGGAAGGCGTGATAAAGAAGCGAGGGCTAGAGCTATACAAGGTAGGATGCAACAAGGAATGGTGCGAATACCTAAAGATGAAGTCTGGACTGGCCCGTTAGTCGCAGAACTTTTACGTTTCCCAAATGGTGTACATGATGACCAAGTTGATGCTTTGGCATGGGTGGGATTGATGATGGCTGAGTTCGCGACTTATATAGAACCAGTCGAACATATCCCTTCTTGGAGAGATAGACTTCGACATCTTACGAAGAGTAGTAAAGATAAAACAGCAATGAGGGCCTAATGCCAGACGCAAGATATAAAAAGAAACAAAGAAACTTGAGTGGTGAGCAAGAAAACTATATCACTCGTAATCAATGGGATCGATATAAAAGAGCCAGAGATAATGGTCATTTAGAGTATATCGATATGGCGCAGAAATGTGACGCTTTTTATAGAGGCGAGCAGTGGGACCAAATGGATATTGCTGCTTTAGATGAAGAAGGTCGACCTGCACTTACAATAAATACAATTCTTCCTACTGTAAACACAGTTGTTGGTGAACAGTCTACAAGAAGAATGGACATCAACTTCAAACCTAGAAGAAATGGTGATGAAGAAACAGCAGTTGTTCTAAATAAATTATTTAAACAGATCGGAGATAACAATAAATTAGATTGGGTAGAGAGTCAGGTGTTTACAGATGGTCTAATCCAAGATCGTGGTTACTTTGATGTGCGTTTAGACTTCAGTGATCACGTAGAAGGTGAGATTAGAATCAAAGCTAAAGACCCACTAGACATTTTAATAGACCCTGATGCAAAAGATTGGGACCCAAAAAGCTGGGATGAGATTTTTGAGACCCGTTGGATGACTACAGATGAGATAGAAGAGATTTATGGTCAGAAAAAAGCGGATAGGTTAAGAATAATAGCTGAAAATGGCTCTAGTTTTGGTTTAGATTCTGTTGAATACGAAGAACAAAGGTATGGAGACGTAAATAATGGGCTCGAATACAGAGAAGATGCAATATCTGACCCAGAAGAGGTCGGTGCTGTTAGAGCTATAAGAGTTATAGAGCGACAACATAGAAAATTACACCTTTGTGAGTTCTATGTAGACGAAGAAACAGGGGATATGAGAGAAGTCCCTATGGAATGGTCAAAAACTAAGCGAAATAAGTTTGCAAAACAGTTTAATTTAGGAATTATAGAAAAATTAGTCAAAAAAGTTAGGTGGACGGTTACCGCAGACAAAGTAGTTTTGCATGATGACTGGTCTCCTTACTCTGATTTTACAATTGTGCCTTATTTTCCGTACTGGAGAAGAGGTAGACCATTTGGAATGGTAAGAAATCTGTTATCACCACAAGAACAACTAAACAAAATCAGTTCCCAGGAGCTACATATTGTAAATACAACTGCAAATAGTGGTTGGATGGTAGAGTCTGGGTCGTTAGTAGGTATGACAGCTGACGATTTAGAAGAACACGGAGCTGAAACAGGTCTAGTATTAGAATATAACCGTGGTTCTCAACCCCCATCTAAGATACCACACAACACAATACCTACTGGGCTCGATCGTATAGCACAAAAAGCTGCACTAAATGTTAAAGAAATAAGTGGTATAAGTGACGCTATGTTAGGTTCAGACAGCCCTGAGGTGTCTGGGGTTGCTATAAGGGCAAAACAAGAACGTGGCGCTTTAATGATACAAGTACCCTTAGACAATTTAACTAAAACTAGACAGTATTTAGCTGAAAATGTATTAAATTTAATCCAAAGGTTTTACACAGAAGAGCGCGTTATTCAGGTAACTAATGAAGAAGACCCAATGAAACCACGTGAACCTATGGTTATAAATGAAATGACACCAGAAGGCACTGTAATAAATGACCTTACAGTTGGGGAATACGATGTGATTGTAGGTACAGCACCCGCAAGAGATAATTTTGACGACATACAGTTTGCACAAGCACTTGAACTTAAACAAATGGGTGTGCCGATTCCAGATGATGTAATTATTGAGTACTCTAACTTACAAAGAAAGAATGAATTAGCTAGAAGAATTAGAGTATTAACAGGTCAAGAGCCACCAACAGAAGAAGAGGCACAAATTATGCAGTTCCAAGCAGAAGCACAATTAAAGCAAGTTGAGTTACAATTAGCACAATTAGAAGCTGAAGTAGCAAATACGCAATCCGAAGCACAATTAAATATGGCTAAAGCCCAAGACCTTATGCAAATAGACCCACAAATACAGATTGCTAAATTACAAGCGCAATTACAAATGAAGAGAGAAGAACTCGAGTTACGTAGAGCTTTATCAGCTGACACAAATCAGATGAGAAAAGATCAATCGGACACTCAAGCAGCAGCTAAAATGGCTGCGACAGTATTGACTAATAAATAACTATAGGAGTTAGAAATGGCAGATAGCAAAACGCAAACTGATAATGCACAGTCAGAGGAACAATATGATGTTACTTATGACGGTATACCCGGTGCAGATAGAATAAGTGAAGAAGAAGCTTCACCGTTTAAGGAGGATTTAAGCTTTGGCTTAGATGGAGATGGAAACCCAATAGAAGAGGAGACAGATGAAGACTCAGAAGAGACTGATGCAATTGAAGAAACAACAGAAGAAGATTCAACGGAAGAAGAAGAAGTTGTTGCAGAAGAGGAAGGAGAACCTGTTGGAGAAGAAACAGATGAGGAGCCGACAGAGGAAACTACTGATGGAGATGTTGCAGAACTTCAGGAAGCACCCGTTGCCGAAGAAGTAGAAGAAAAACAAAAATCTCCTATGGTCCCTAAATCTAGATTAGATGAGGTACTAGCAAAACAAAAAGCATTGCAGAAACAGCTTGATGAGCAAACAGCTAAACAAGCAGAAATACAAGCGCAAGCTCCTAAGTATGATTTTGATGCTAAAGAGTTAGAGTACCAACAATTAGTTGTAGATATGGAGCCTGAAAAAGCTGCAGCTCTTAGACAAGAGATAAGACAAGCTGAAAAAGAACAAATGATGTTTGAAGTTCAACAGCAGATGGGGCAAACAGTACAACAAAGTCAAGAAGCTGTTCAGTTACAAACTACTGCTCAAATGATACAAGAACAATATCCTGTATTAGATGAAAATAGTGCAGACTACAATGAAGACATAGCTAATGAAGTAATTGGTCTACGAGATGCATTTATTGTTCAAGGGTATCAAGCGTCTGATGCTTTAACAAAAGCTACTGGGTATGTCATGGGTGCTAATCAACCTGCTGTACAAGAGGCCCCGCAGCCAAAAAGTAATGTAGAGACAATACAGAAAAAGAAAACGGCTACTGTCAAAAAGAAAATAGAGGCTTCTCAATCGCAACCGCCTGAACTAAAAGGGCAAGGTAATGCAGAAAGAGGAGAAGGGACAATAGACCTAAATGCGCTATCAGAAGATGAATTTAATGCTTTACCTGAAGAAACTTTACGTAGATTACGTGGTGACTTTGGATAAACACTGATATAGTATATAAGAATTCGTTAAGTCAGAACGATATCTGGCCCTGATCGTTACAGGTTAAACAACGTATTTCGTCTATCAAGACGTAAAACAGGTCGAGGTCGCACTCGTAAAATTGGCGAAGTCGTCTCCTCACGATACGAGGTATACGGGTTAATTTGTCACCCCAATAAGTTGGCAGGTAATAGTAACGTTTAATAATATAGGAGAAGCCCAATGGCTAATACTAACTTTGCGTCACTGACCTCCGAACAACTAACGGCTTGGTCACGTGACTTCTGGCGCGTTGCTCGTAATATGTCTTTCATTAACCAGTTTGCTGGTTCTGGATCGAACGCTATGGTCCAAAGAATAAGCGAACTTACTAAATCTGAAAAAGGAGCTAGAGCTGTATTAACACTTTTAGCTGACATGACAGGTGATGGTATAACTGGAGATAACACTCTAGAAGGTAATGAAGAATCACTACGTGCATTCGACATAACTGTTCAACTAGATCAACTCAGGTTTGCTAACAGACTTGCAGGAAGACTAGCTGATCAAAAATCTGTTGTTAACTTCCGTGAACATTCTAGAGATGCTCTTGCTTATGCAATTGCTGACAGAATAGACCAGCTTGCGTTTTTAACGCTTTCTGGGATTGCGTACACGCAGAAAAACAATGGTGCGCTAAGACCTGTTTACACAACTGGTCAAAACCTTGGCGATCTAGCTTTTGCTAGTGATGTCTCAGCTCCAACTACTAACAGGCACAGAAGATTCGATGCTACAAATGGTATCGTAGCTGGTGATGTTACTGCAGTAGCAGCAGCTGATAAAATAACCTACAGCGCAATTGTGGACTTAAAAGCCTACGCTAAAGACAACTACATCCGTGGTGTCAGAGGTGCTGGTAACGATGAGATGTTCCATCTTTTCGTAACTCCACAAGTTATGGCTGATCTTAAACTAGATTCAGACTTCTTAGCTAACGTTAGGAATGCTGGAATCAGAGGACCACAATCAAGCTTGTTTGCTGGTTCTTCTAGTTTAATGGTTGACGGTGTAATGGTGCATGAATTCAGACATGTATTTGATACTTCAGGAGCTACTTCTGGAACATCAAGTAATGCTGGTTCTGCGGGCTATAAATGGGGTGCTGATGCCGATGTTAATGGTTCAGCTTGCCTATTCTGTGGAGCCCAAGCTCTTGCTATGGCTGATATCGGTTTACCAGAAATGGTTGAAGATAACTTCGACTACGGTAACCAAAATGGTATCTCTATTGGTAAGATTTTCGGCCTTAGGAAACCAAAATATCAAAGCGACCACAACAGTGCTGTTGAGGACTTTGGTGTAATCAGACTAGATGTTGCTTACGCATAATCCAGTCTTAATTAAAGTGGGAGCCATCTTCGGGTGGCTCTCCTTTATTTTTTAATTTAGGAGTAATTATGAAAATTATAGCTGACGAAGATATGTATATATCATCAACATGGGGAGCGTCTATTAGATTATATAAAGGCGTAGTAAAAGAAGTGGGAGACGATTTAGGTTTATTAGCATTACAAGAAGGTGCTAGAAGAGTTGAAGATGCACCACTTAGAAACCCTTCTCTTATTGCAAGGGAAGATGAAATTGTGGAGGACGCAGTTGAAGTAATAGAATTTGGAGAAAACTATGCCCGTGATAAAGAAGACGGATCGGATCAAGAGGAGGTTGAAATACCAGGAGTATCTGAAGAGGAAGAAACAGATAGAGGAGAAAAGTTAAGAGCTGCAATGGAGCAAATTTTAGATGAAGGTGCTCCTAAAGACTTTACTTCAGAAGGGTTGCCTAAACAGTCTGTAATAAAAGCAGTGTTTGGGGAACAAGTTAGTTCAGATGAAAGGGATGAAGTCTGGGCAGAAATTATAGTAGATAGAGAAGAAGATTAATGGCATCAGTAACAACAGGCGCAAACATACTAGCTAGAGTAGAAAGTATATTACAGGACACTGCAAACGTAAGGTGGACTGAAGCTGAGTTGTTAAATTATGTTAATGATGGGCAGAGGGAGATAGCAAATCTTGCTCCTTCTGCTACTGCTGTACATTCTAATGTTGCTTTAGTAGTTGGTACTAAACAAACATTACCTTCTGATGGATTAAAACTAATTGATGTAGTTCGTAATATGTCTGATGCCTCTGGTGGTGCGACAGGTAAAAGAAGTGTTAGGTTAGTATCAAAAGATATTATAGATACACAAAACCCAGATTGGCATGATCCTACAGTTACAGGGGACGCAGCTCATAGTACAACTGTAAAACATTTTATGTTTGATGAGAATGACCCTTTGAATTATTACGTTTACCCAGGTGCTTCATCAACAAGTACTTTTGTAGAATTAATTTATTCGCAGAGACCTACGGATTTAGCAAATACATCTTCTACTATTTCGGTTCCTGATAACTACTCAAATGCTCTTATAGATTACACTTTGTTTAGAGCATTTATAAAAGATGCAGAATATGCAGGTAATGCAACAAGAGCTGCAACACACTATCAATTGTTTACTGTCAGTGTAACTGGCAAAGCGCAGATTGATGCTTTAATAAAACCTGATATACAAATAATGAGCGCGACATAATGGCTAGTTTTGAATCATTTATGAAAGATGTATTACCCTACGTACCTGGGTGTCCAGATACAGTTGTAGAGAATGCACTAAGATCATCATCAATTGAACTTTGTGAAAAAGCTGCGGTCTATACTAAAGAGCTAGACCCTATCAGCACAGTAGCAGGAATTTACGAGTACGAGTTTGGTCAGCCAACTGGTACTAAAGTAGATAAAGTTATCTGGGGTATTTACGATGGTAAAGACTTAGAAGCAATTACCCCTAGAGCTTTAGAGAGTAGAAAGCCGAAATGGAGGGAATCTTCTAACTCTGGAACTCCAGAATATTTTTTACAGCAATCTCCTGATTTGTTTTGGCTTGTACCAATACCTGATACTAGTTTAACAAACGGGATAATTTTAAATGTATCTTTAAAACCATCTAGGTCATCTAATAATATTGCTACGGAAATAGCAGATGATTACAGAGACGGAATTATTTTCGGTGCGTTGTACAGATTGCTACGTATGCCTGCTAGAGATTGGACTGACCCAAATGCAGCTAGAGATTACGCAGGGTTATTTGCAAATACAGTACAAGAAGCTGAAATAAAAGCTAGAAGAGCCGATATAGGAGTTGGTAGGAAAGTTAAATATGCTGGTGTTGGAGTAGCACCTACTAGAAGATATCGGAGGTATGGCTCGGAGAAAGGGTAAATGGGAGTAAAGTTTAGTAAGATACATGTAGATGACTTACAATTTGTTTACGGATATTTAGAGGAGAAATTAAAATATATAACTGAAAAAAGCTATTCTGATTGGGTGCCTGCAGATGTATATGTAGCACTTAGAAATAAAGAAGCTGATTTGTATATAGCGTATGAAAAAGATAAAGATGTAGGGTTTATAGTTACTGCAATACAAGACAATTATGGTGGTGGACCCACTTTATATGTTTGGGTAGCTTACCAAGACCCTAAATACGGATATACAAAAAACGGTTTTGATTTGTTAGAAAAGCTTGCAGAAGAGTTACAAGCAGATAATATAGAGTTTCAGACTAGTCGAAAAGGTTGGTCTAAAATAGCCCCTAAATATGGGTATAAATTAGTTAGTTATGTTTATAGAAAGGATATGTAATGGCGAAAAAACCTAAAAAATCAAAAGCACAAGCTTCACCTCAAGAGCTAATGGAGCAACGAGTCGGGCGTGCTATGTCTGCACGTGGGGATAAAATCCTAAGTACAACCATAGCTGGTTTAAAAGATAGACTAGATTCAGATCAAACTCAGTATTATTCAGACATCGCTGGAGCAGATCAAGCTCAAGCTAGAGCTAACGCTGGAGGTTTAGACCCTCTAAACTTTGATCGTAAGCTTGGTGAGTTCAGCAATAATGTAAGAAATATTTATGATGCAAAAAGAAGAGCTAGAGCTGCAGGTTTAGACGAACAGTTTAAAATTAGAAAAGCTATCACTGATGTAGGCGCTAAAAAGAATACAGCTGCTTTAAGCGGATTATCTACTCTCAGTAGATTATCTGCTGGTAATACTATGGCTGATATGCGTAATAAACAGGCTTTATATTCTGCAAATGCAGGAGCTCTTGGTACTTTACTTGGTGCTGGTATGGAAGTAGATTTTAATACTGAAGGTGGGATATTTAGCTAATGGCAATACCTAATAACCAAGCAATAATGATGGAGCCTGCTGGACGTATCAGAGGTGATGACTCTTTTGGTACAGCTAGAACTGATTTAGCTACTATAACTAGAGATGATTATCAAAACTACCTTGATACATATGCGCCTGTAGAAGATGAGGTTCTTAGACTAAGTGAAAAACCTAATAGAGATGAGCTTAGAAGACAAGCTACTGAAGATGCTAGAAGAGCTATAGATGTATCTAAAGGTATAACTCAAAGAAATTTAGAACGTTATGGTGCAGAGTTGACTCCTGCTCAAAGACGAGAACTAAACAAAGAGCAACAAAGAGCTGGTACTTTAGGTGAAATCAGTGCACAAAATTTTGCTACAAGAGATGCCATGGCAAACCAGCTTAGAAATTTGGGGTTATCAGCTAACATAGGTGTTAACGCAAAAACTCAAGGGTTAAAATTATTGGGCAGTAGCGCTGTTAATGAAGGTAATAGACAAGCTGCATACAACCAAGCTAAAACGCAAGCATCAGCTACTAATAGACAAGCTATTGGTACAATAGCAGCTTTAGCTATTTTCTCAGATGAAAGACTGAAAGACGATATAACTCTAATAGGCAAAGATGGGGAGTACAACATATACAAATGGCAATGGAATAACATTGCTAAAAAGTTAGGCATTACATCAAAACCAGTTGGTGTACTTGCTCAAGAAATATTATTAATTAAACCAGAAGCTGTTTCTGTAAATAGAAATGGTTACTACATGGTTAACTACGGAGCATTGTAATGGCAATACGTGATCCTTTTATGTCAGGCCTTCAATCGGGGGCTAATCTTATTGCCGGTCAAGCCGCTAGAAGGCAACAAAGAGCAGACCGAGCCGAAAGAGAAAGACTTAGAGACTTGGGTGCTCAAATGTCACTTGCAGTAGAACAAGGATATTTAGAATTTGACAAAGACACAGCTTTGTATAAAGAAGGCCCAAGATTTAATGAAAATAGTCCTGTTATAAATGAAACTAGAACAAGGCTTATAAATTTAAGCCCTGCGTTTGAACAAACTTTACAATTTGATGGTGGCAAACAAGGTAGGTTTGCTGGAGAAACTCCTATTGGTGGTGGTAACGCTGTATTAGATACAGATACAGGAGATGGCATTTCACAGATAACTCTTAAAGGTACTTCAGCTCCAGACGATGAAATTGTGGTGGTTCCCGAAGGTTTTTCAAATAGCATGGCTGAACTTGCTTTATTTGATCTTAACCTTGATCTTGATCCTACATCTATACAGAGGTCGCAGTTATCTAGAAATATTCAAGAGCAAGATCGAGTACCTGCGACCCAGAAAAAAGAAATATTAGATATACTAAGTTCTCCAGAAATAAGTAGAGAAGAAAAAACTTTACTACTTTCTGATTACTATGAAGAAACACAGCAAGCAGACGATCCAGCTCCTGATGCTACTGATGCTCCAGCTCCTTCAACTACAGATAAAAGAAAAGCCTCGAGGACTGGCACGGGGTCTGAACCTTATCCTGAAGGAGAAGGTGGGTTCTTTACAAATCTTAAAAATAAATCTGACCAACGTAAGTTAGATAATGCAACTAAAAAATTAAATCAAGCAAATGAAAGACTAGCTACTCTTGATGAAAACAGCGCTTTATACAAAGGGGCTAAAAGAACTAAAGCTAGGATGGAAGAAATTATTAATGAGTTAGGTGGTAAAGCTTTAGAAGAGTCTGTAGCTACTTCTAATAAAGGAGAAGGAGCGCCTGATCCTGCAACAGTTATACAAGATTCTGAATCGATGAAACAAGAGTTTTTACAAGAGTTAGAAGGTAAAAGTCTTGATGATTTAACTAGAGACCAACAAGAGCTTATTAGAACGGACAGAGTTAATGATATTCTTAAAAAGTATGGCATAACAAATATAAATGAGTTAAGTCAAAATAATAAAATAAAAATATCAGAATTAAGGGCTGTAGGTATATCTTTAGCTAGGCAGATAGCTATAACAGAAGCTAGACGATTAGGTAATACTGATATGACTTCTATCGGTAATTACGCTCAAAATGCTTACACTGCTATATGGGGTGGTATTGTAGCTGGAGATATGAATCTAACCCCACAAAGTCTAGCAGAGCATCAGTTAAAGCTTGAAGAACATGATCTCAAATATAAAAAATTCTTTAAGGATTTAGAAACTGAGAATTTAACAAGGTCAGAAGCAGCTGCGGAAGATATTGGGACAGTTGCACAACTTTTGTTTACAAAAGAAGATGGTACAGCAAGTTTTGATCCAAGAGACCCTGAAAAAATTCCAAAGCTTAGAAAAAAACTAATAACTATGCAAAGGAAAGCAGAATTAAGCCTTAGAAGATATAGAGCGGGCAATGCTACATCTGCTGATTACGATACTATAAGGGCTTTTAAAGATGCTATGGTGTTAGCAGCAAAATCTAAAGCTTTTATAAACAGAGACCCCGGCTTTTTTACTAGTATTTGGGAGGCTATAACTAGCACTCCCGATTTAGGACAAAGGGACTTAGATGTTGCTGGGGCTTATTACAGCATCGAGAGTTTAGAAAATGGTGATTTTGATTTTGGAAATAGCCAAATTTTTACTAGATCAGATATGCAAAAATTATTTGGTGATAAAAGTGCGGAAACTTTAAGATTAATTATTGAAGATGACAGACTTCAACGAAATATCCAAGAAGTAGTTCAAAGAGCGGGCGCGAACGCGGAGCAATAACTTATGGCTATAGATAGGGATAACTACGATGCCCTTCTGGAGTCTTTAGAAGGGAGTTACAACATTGCTCCTGGACAAGAAGAAAAATCATTTGGGGAAAAATTTCAAGCGGGTGCTAGAGCGGGTGCAGCAGGACTTGATTCGGGGCTTGCCTATGCAGACGCTGCTTTTCAACAATTAACAGGTGATACTTACGAAAGAGACCAAGCTTTACTAACAGCTCAACGTCGTGAACAAGTAGCTGCAGAATACCTTGAAGGTCTTCCTACATTCGAACAATTTTTAGATGCCCCTGATGCACAGGGGTTTATGGATCAACTAGCTATTAGTACAGGTGAATTTTTACCTTCTGCTATTGCTAGTATAAGCATGGCGTTATTAGGGGCAGCTACAGGCGGTGTAGGCTATGGTGCTTTAGCAGGTGTAAGCTCTATGGCTCTATCTAGTACAGCAAAAACAGGTGCGAAAAAAATAATAAAAGAAGCTTTTGAGAAACGCGCTAAAAAATTAGAAACTAAAACACAAGCTTGGAATGATCTTACCGAGGATGGTTACACTATTTTACAAGCACTAAGAGGCGCTCCTGGTGTTAGTCGTGCAACTAGGATGGGTGGTTTAGCAGGTGCATACGCACAAGAGGGCGTCCAGGGGACGGGTGTAACGTATGGAGAGTTTGCTCGTCAAGATATGCTAGATGATAGAGAAGCAGCTATTAGTGCGGCTGTAGGTTTTGGTCCATATGCTGCTGTAGGATTAGGGGCTGAGGTAGTTGGTACAGGTTTAGTAGTTTCCCCGTTTTTAAAGAGTCTTCAAAAGGTCGCTGCTAAAAAAGCTAAGACGGCACCAAAAGGTTCTGGATTTGCTGCATTAGCTACAGAGTTAGGAAAAGGTTTTGGTAAAGGTGCAACAGTAGGTTTTGCTGGTGGGGCTGTATCAGAAGGAACAGCTGAAACTTTACAACAAGGCATGACTACAGCACAGAAGTTTGCAATCGATCCTGATTACACTACAAAAGATGCTAAGTTGGATTTAATGGAAGCCGCATTTAAAGGTTTCTTTGGTGGTGGAATTATTGGTGGTGCAGGTAGAGGAACTACACAAGCTGCAGCAGATGCTATTGCTTCAACAAATAGAACCATACAAAAAGCTAAAGATTTAGTAAACGATGCTGTAGAAGATATGGAACAGGTTTTAGACCAGCCTGCTGATGCTGCAGACAAAAAAGATTTTGATAAAGTTGAACAATACCTACAAAAACAAAAAGGACAAAAAATTCCTGGAACTGATGTAGAGACTAAGAGCCCTGAAGATTTTGGCATACCCCCAGAACTAGTTAATCCACCTAGAGGTAAAGATGGTATTAATACTGAAACTTTAACTGATTCAGTTAAAAAACCTACTGGAGATTTGATAGCTGAACTACAAGTTATGGTAAGTGGTAAAAACCCTAAAAAAGCTGTGTGGATAAATGCAGGAACTACCACTCTTACTAAAGCACAAATAACAGAAGCTATAGGGGCTAGGCAATTTTTTACAGGCACTGTAGAAAACAAAGGTACGATAGTTGCTTTAGATCAGGCTACAGTAAATAACGTTCTTGAAGCAGGGGCTAGTAAAGAATCTTTAGCAGCAGCTCAAGGTTTTTCTGAAGTTAAAAATGCTACACATGATAGAGCTATAGTGGTAGAGACAGCAGATGGTAAAGAAGTACACTCTGAAACTACAAACGAATTTAATGCACCTGAGGTAAAACAAAAACTAGAAAAAGCTTTTGAGAATGAACCTAACTTAAAAGTGCAAGGCCCATTATCTTTAGAAGAAGTAACAGACGACAGAAAAGAAAGATTCATTGATGAATATGATTTACAAGTAGAACAAACGGTACAAGCGTTCTCAGAAGCATCACCTGAAGATGCAAGTAGAATTTTAGAACGACATTCGGATAACTACGATGTACTAGTTCAATTAAGAGCTTTGACTCCAGAAGGGCCTTTTAGACAAGAAATAGATAAGAGATTAAAAAATATTTTAAGCGTGTATTACACAGCACTTTCTGAAAAATTAGGCATACCAAAAAGTGAAGTACCTATAAAAGATGCTGTAAAAGCTGCGAGAAAAGCTAATGAAGAAACAAGAGAAGTTGCAGGTAGGACTGCTGAAAAAACAATAGGAGCACAAACAGAAATAGAAGGACAATTAGCAGAACAACAAGCTGCGAGTGAAACTGCACAAGACTTACAAACAGAACAAACAGATGATGAAACTGTAGAAGCTAGTGCTGCAGCGGAAGCTTTAACTGTAACAGAACAAAGTAAAATTCTTGTAGTAGGACAAGGGAACACTAGAAATCAAGATGCTGTAGGGTGGATCGCTTTCGACAACAATTCTCAGTTTGCTACACCAGAACAAAAAGAAGCTATTGCCGAAGCTACTAGAAACCTTCTTTCTCAATATGATGAAGATGCTGATGCAGCTGGTAAAGTTAAATTTTTACAAGAATCTTATGAGTATGAATCTTTAGGTTTTAGTTACCCAGCAGGTTTACTAAACACTATGACTGCTTTGATGAAACAGAACCCTTCTGCTGAGTACGAGATTATTGGTAGAGTCAGACGGGAAGTTAGTAACAAAAAATACAAAGAACAAGCACAGAACCCTTTCTTTGATCCACTTAGGTTTATACGGGAAAATTACAGTTTAGCTTCTTCAATGGGTTTGACTTTAGACAGAACTGAGTTTGTTATTGCTACAAGAAGACCACCTGAAGAAGTTCTTGTAAACGCTGCAAATGAAGGACAAGAAGAAGATTTTGTAACTCCTAGAAAATACCTTATTGATAGCGTAGCAAAAAATATGGCTTCTCGAGAAGACTTTAGATCAAAAGGGTTTTTTGTACAAAGGCGTGGTAGAGATGATGCCCCTAAACCTATAAACATGGTTGGTTTAATTTGGGACGCTAAAAAAATAGTTACTGCAGAAGGTGCATACGTAGAAGGAGATCAAAAACAGTCGTTTAGAGCTCTTGAAATGGTTCTAGGTATCGGGAATGAAATAGGTTATGAATTTTTTGCTAATGTTAAAAGGGGAAAAAGAATAGAAGTAGTTTCTTTTTCTGATATGTCACAAAGAGATATAAGAAACTCTCCAGCAGAATTTTATAAAAAAGGTCCAAACACGCCTATGACTCTAGGCAAATTTATGACTCGTCATGCTAAAAATCAAGGTAAGACTTTTGATGAATATGCTGGAGCTACTGGTATGTTAGTAAATGCCATAATTGACACACAGATTACAGAAAGAAGAGCTGAAGCTATTAGAGAAGCAATACGAAAAAAAGAAGCAAAAGAAAGAGCTGAAATCCTTAAAGCAATAGGAGAATCAGCTTCTGAAGCTTATACCACAGGTTCAGTAAATAATTTCCGAGTCTTAGTAGCTAATTATGCAGAATCTAATAAAGACGAATCAGTCGCTATTGAAAACAGAGTTAGAAAGGAAATTGAACAAGAAATATTTGTAAAGACACGTCAAGATGTTGAAATACATAAAAAAAGCAAAGATTATTTAATTTTTACAACTGAGTCCCCTGTAAAATCTAGACGTAATAACGGGCAATTCCAAATAATTCCTAATACAGTTTTTTCTACAGAAGCTAGTCTAATTTCAGAAAAACTAGACACGAGAACAGAAGAACAAAAAATAGGCAGGATAAGAAGACCTACCGTAGACCAGTTAACTAAACGAAGAAAAAAACCTTTATCTAAAGAATATGCTAACGTTAAAGTTAAAGCTAATGAGAAAAGATGGAATGCAAAATTACCTTTTGACCCATCTGTTATGGATTCTTTTGATTTAATTATTGATAGTTTAGTCGATCAAGCAAGAGAGGCAGAAGCAGAGTTATTACCTTTTCAACTCAGTTTTGAAGGCCTAGTTATAGATGAACGGGATCAACAAGACCCTGATGTGGTCAGTGCAACAAGAACTTTACTCAGTAGAGAAGGAGCTCAAGATTTAGAAGGACAAAAATACAGAGCTAAAAACCGTGAGCAAAACGATACTAAGCCTGCTTTCTATACTTCTAGTAATGTTAGGAAAGGTCAAAACATCGTAGAGATGAGTAGTAATTTTAGAAAACACTACAGCACGTTAGCAAATCCATTAATTAAGGTTCTTAACAAATTTAAATTTTTCGGTATGAGCTCAAACATCCACTTTATTACTTTTAACGATATAAAGTATAAAACGGCTGATGTAACAACGTTAAATCAAAATGACGATATGCAAGTGTTGTTACAAGAAGCATATAGTAAGAAAAAAGCATATGAAGAAAGAGGGGCAGGTTTTGACGAATATTTTAGGGGTGGTGTTACTTTAAGATTACCTGGTAGAAAAAATAAAGATGGAAGTGTTACTCCTAATGATGAGTATGTAATTGTCTTAGACACTGATTACTACAGAGGGAATGGTGTACAACGTACTAGAGAGTTAGGACAAACTGCTGATGCTTTAGTTACTATTGCTCATGAATTAGCTCATGTTATACAACTTAACTATTTAGATGATGTACATTTCTTACCAGGTGTAAGAGACAAATTAATACAAGAATTTAATAAAGCTAAAGAAGCTAACCCTGAAGCATATGGAGAAGCTAATCCGAATGGCTTTGAAGAATGGTTTGCTGATAGAACAGCTGAGTGGCTAATAGGGTACGCAAGTGATGGTAGAAAGTGGAAAGGGTCAAAATCTGCAGCAGATAATTATTTTTTACGTATTGCTAAAAATATAGTAAAGGCTTGGGATTCATTGATTGGTACAAGTGTCTTTACTGATAGGGTAAATCTTAAAAACCCAAACCCAGTTTTTGCTGAATGGATAAAGAGTGTTACCACAGCACCTAAAAGAACAGCAGGTTATGAACGGTCAGAAAGACAATTAACATGGGATCAAAAAAGACTTGTGTTAGAAATGGTGTCAGATAATCTTAAAAAAGTAACTGATAAAAAGACTTACAAGGCTCTATACAAAAAAACAGGTAACCTTGTTAATAAGTTACTAAATGATAGCCCTGATGCTATAGAGCTTCTGAACAGAATTGTTAGGACTGCCGGAGGGATGTTACGCTCGATAGGAACACCAGAATTACGTAAGCTATCATTTCAGTTGGGTGGACAGTCAGCTTCAACGGAAGCAGGTACAGAAGGTTTATCTTTTTTACAAAGAGCTCAAAAACTAAATGCAGAGTTTCAAAACAGTTTAGCTAAAGTACTTGGTTTAGACCCGAAGAAAGGTAGATTTACTCTTGTTAACCTAAAACTTACACCAGAACAAGAACAGGCATTCTTTTTGGCGGAGGATGAAACCATAAGTGATCAAGCGCTAGCTGATATAAGTGAATTAGGTTTAAAGCTAAGGATTCATGCGAGAGAGTTTTATGACAAAGTACTAGCAGAAGTTGATCCAAAAACTGGCAAACCTTACTTAGATATAGGGTTATTAGAAACTATGACGCGTGATGGCAATATGGCTAGCTATTTTACAAGAAGCTTAGATATTAGAGAGTTGTTTGCTAACCCACAAAAAAGAGCTTTATTTGAAAATTACACTGTTGGGTTAATTGAATCAGGTAATTTCTTGGTCCAAAAGAAAAATGGGAAACTTGGTAAGCCTAATTTAACTATGTCTTATCGAGACGAAAATGGTGTGATGCGTAATAAAAAATTAACACCTGAAGAATACGCTGAAAGATATGTAGATGCTATTTTGAAACTTGATGTTACTGATGCACAGTTTGAAAGAGTTATGAATCCTGAACAGAAAGATAAAGTGCTAGGTAATGTTGGTTTAGGATTTAAATCTAGTTTAGCTAGAACACTAGCTTATAGAAGAATACCTGATATAGATGGCGCTAAAGATGCTAGTGGTGAGGTAATCATGCGAGATTATGGTTATCCAACAAGAGTTTTAAGAGATTTAGGTTTATTGCAACATCCTGCTCAAGCTTATTTAGGTTATGGTAGACATGCTAGTAAAAGAATAGCTTTAGAAAAAATAGGTGGGGAACAGGGTATAGAAGCAGCCATAGCTACAGCTCCATCAAGAAAACAACCATTAGCAAGAAAAGCTGTAAGGTCTATGTTAGGTAAAGTAGATGGCCCTATGAATCCTGCATTTAGACAATTTAATAGTTGGGGATTATTTTCTAACGTTGTAACTACACTTACTTTTTCTGTTTTAGCTTCTTTCCCTGATTTAGCTGGACCATTTTTAAGAAGTAGAGAATTCCAAAGTTTTAGAACAGGGCTAGGGATTTTAAAAGACTACGCTACTGACCCAACCAAAAAACAAGAATTTTTACAATTTGCATTAGATGTCGGAGCTGTTACACAAGACTCTATGGCGGATATGTTAATGAATGCTGCAGAAATGGAGTACATGACTGAGTTCACTAAAAAAGGTACTGAGCTTTTCTTTAGAGGGATATTGTTAGATCAATTTACTAAATTTACAAGAGTCTTTGCTGCAGGTATGGGGCGTAGGTTTATTATATCTCTTGCACAAAATACAGAGATGGACCCTGTACGGAAGAAAAGATATTTAAAAC